AAATCATATTCTGAGGAAAACTCTATAGTCTTTTCCGAATTAGTACTCATAACCATTATCCATGGACATCCAGCCATAATGAAGAATCCATTTTGATTTGCTGTTTGTACATAGTTTTGAAATAAATCAGAATTTACGAATTCCTCTTTCTTCGTATCATCTCCACAGTTCAATGGAGCAATCGAGAAAGCAAGTCCTGATGTGAAGATATTTGAGTTACTAGACTTTTGCCACCCAGTGAATGTTATTGGAAATTTTGAACCTTTTTGTTTTAAAAAAGACATAAATAACTTGACAAAGTCTCCAAATTGTGCTATATTAGAGTGTAGCTTGTTTGTTTTTATGTACGATGTAAAATCTTGCATCAAATTGTTGTAGTAATATTTGTATTCGTTCTCTGGAGGTATGTATGATTGATACACGATAGGTGTTAGTAGGTAAGGGTGATTCTGTTCTTTTAAAGAATCTGCACCTGAATTCATATTGTTTAAGTCTGAAGCAAATTTCTTAAATGCGTCAACAGCAAAATTAAGACCTTGAACTTGTTTGCCTCCTGCTAAGGTTGCATACTTTATTTGATCTGGGTCTGGAATTATTGATTCAAACCTTCCATTAATTCTTTGAAAAAACACTCTTTCAAAGATATTCATTTCGATATAACTGTTCTCAACAAAACTTCCATCTTCCTTTCGAAAATGGTTAAACCACTTTGCTCTTTCTTGAAAAAGAAACTTCAACGATCTTGATGTGTTTTTTCCTTTGTATTCCATTATTCATTTGCTCCTTGAATTGTTGTTGTTTCAAAAGTAGAAAGAATTTCATTACAACTAGAGGTATTAGTTCCATCATCAGGAACACCAACATCAGTAGCTTCTTGTTCTCTTTGAATAAGACCGTCGATAGTCTTGTCATTACCTTTGACATCACCCGAAAAGAAGAAACGAGCTTCAACTTGGGTTTTAAAACCATCAACACCAATTGTTGTCTTAACACTTGTTATTAAATGATAGCCGCCAATTCCCATCAACTTAGCATAATTAATTGTTTTTTTATCTGCATTGTATAGATCTCCTTGAGGTCTTCCGAACTCTTTTCCTCCAACTCCAAATGGATCAATAAAAATTTGCATTCCGGGAAAGAACAGGAAGTTTCCAAACAGCTCAAGCGATACGTTATATACGTTGGACAATTGAGCAAAATCACCAATACCTCTATGTCTCATCATTCTTGATTCTCGAAGATAAGTAATATTGGTTTTGCTGAAGTTTATCTTTTTTAGCAAACCTGTAGCTGCTCCAACATGAAAGTGGTAAATACCTTTTTCCATGTCATTTGAGTAGTTTCCTTTTCCTCCATGAGTTTCCGGCTTGAAATCAGGATAGATTGCTATAAACGTGTACATGTCATGCGCACCCCCACCGGTGGAGGAGTCGTAAGAAAGAGGAAGAAAGTTCTTGACTTCTGAGTTTTCTACGTTGATGATTCCAAATTTTGAACTTCCCTTCACATCATGTTGGTTTGCATCAATAAAATACTCATTCTGAACTTCACTACCAAACATCTGAGCTTGTCTGAAGAAAAGTGTCTTATCTGCTTTCTTATTGAAGCAAACTTCTGTCAAAATGTCTCCCAGTAATCGATTAAGAAGAACAAGAACAAATTCCATTATAGGATAATTGTACCTTTCTGAAGAAATTATCTCATCTGTAAACCACTCTTTAAAAAAATCAGCCGATATTGGAATAGATGCTAAATTTATCTGGACTTTTTTATTTGTTGCTCCATCTTTTCCTAGATGTTGCACAAACTCAAAATCCGTGAGGATAAACGATATATTCTCAGTACCTTCTATTCTGGATCCAGTTCCGTTTGAATAGAGACAATCCATTATTACATATAACAAATCACCAAGAAGAAAAAAAGATTTTGTATCTCCAACGGTTGGGTTAAAACCAGATGACAAATTTGTTTCAATCTTAGGAACTTTTGTGAATGCTCCTGTTTGTTTAAAATTAGTAAGCTGAGTCTCGTCTGTTACTTTAACTTGTCTCATTGTTCCATTTGCAGTTATCCTGTTGATAATACTTTGAGAAGATTTTTTAACAATTGATAGCTTTCTTGCTTCAATTGCTCCTTGAAGCTTTGCTAGTTGATTAGTCGTGCATTGGCCGTTTTTTATTTTTTTGAACAAATCATCCTGTTCTTTCTTTAATTCTTTCTGTTCTTGATTTGTCACAAGAGCATTAAACTTAGATGAATTCAGCAAGGCATCCGGATATCCAAAATAGTTTATATTTAGGTCAACCGTACCATCATCATTGATGTTTAAATCATGATCTAGAGCAGCAAATAGAAAAGTTTTGTTTTGCTTGTCAATAGCATTAAAAAAATCATCGGTTGTTAAGGTGGTATCCGAACTTCCTACCTTGTAGATATTGAGTTGAGATTGTATTAGATCTCTTGTGGCATTGTTTCTTTGACAATTCCAACCAACCTCTATCTTTATCTTATAATCATCTGGCTTGTAATGTTCTCTGAAGAACGCATCATAACCATCATCGCTGGTAGGATTTTCTGTTGAGTTTACGATAAGATCAATAAATCTAAAGTTATTTACTTTTTGAGGAGTTGGGTTTAAGCTAGTTACTTTAGTTGTGGACCTTTCATTAACAAGATCTGCGAAGTCTTGAAACTTCAAAGACATCGTTGAACGAACCCACTTTTGAGCTGTTGCGGGTGTTTCTCCATCAAAGTCAAATGAAATTGATTTAATACCAACACCACCACCGCGAAAAACTGACCTGTCTTTCATTGCTTGTTTGTAATCAATTGGAGTATTGGAGTCTAAATTTGTTGTTATCGCTGTGAACGGAACCTCAATAGTCTGTGTTATACCCTGTCTTACTATAATTTTTTGAATTTTTATCTTAGGAACCAACAATCCTTGGATAACAGGATTCATCTCAAGAAAAGCTTTTACTGATTCTCTTTGAGCATAAAGCGATGTTACTGTTCTAGAACCTGCATTTCCTTGCATTCTTAGAAAGCGATTATCAAAATATCCATCTGTGTGAATACTAGACCCACTCAACCCTTTTTCTACCTCTTCAGCGTTCTTTGCGTTATAGGTCTTGTCAATGTCTACAATATTTAATAACAGAGCACATTGTTCCAGAAGTTTTTGTCTGTTTGCGATTTCTTTTTGAGATATCTCATCTTCTTCGTATCCAAGATTAGCTCCATCGTTTATCGCTTTCGCAGATTCACTTTCTATTTTACTTATGTCTTTATTTGCTGGATCGTCAATAATTTCTTTAAGGTTTACAAACAATCTAGCCTTAAGATCATTTATACGATTAGCAACAACAGTTTCTGATACAAGGTCTGCCATTTCAAAGGCTTTTTTGTCCATCTCTTTTGTTAAGCTAAAATATTCTTTACCATCACTTCCGTTGTAGGTCTTCATGCCTCTAGTTTTTAACAAAATTGCAAAGCTATAATACTCTTCTAGTATTTGTTCTTCGAATAGCCATTTGATTTTTCGGTTCTCATCTATGTACAAAGGAGTTTGTGTTTCATAAGTCCTAACATTTCTTGGTTTTCCATCAACTTTGTTTGATAAATTTAAATCTGGATTGTCGTTAATTTTCCAATGTGTTGTAGTGATAATATTACTGTATGTGTCTGTTCCTTTTAAAAAATTAACAATCTGTTTGTCGGCAGGGTCTAGTTTTTTAAAGTCTCCTACAAACATCTCCATCTTTGAATCAGATTTGACGTTCCTAACCCAATAATTATAATTATCGCTAACATATCTAGTAAAGTTACCTTGACCAGCTCCAGCTGCATACAACTTTTTCGCCTCACCAGTTGCTTTCCAAACTTCTTCCGGCACGTAGCGAACGTAATTTTGTGTGTATTCATCAGCAATCGATTGTTCATCTTTAGTTGGGAAAGATACTAAAGGAGAAGCTAGTTGTTCATTTGTAAGGCCTTCTGTGTATTCTTTCAAGGTCATATCTGTTTCGTCGAGAAGTAGACTTTCCTGTATGCCCTGTGGATTTTTAAACTCACCATACTCAAGAATAAAAGAAGTTGCAATAGAAATCTTCTTTACAAAAGTGTCTAGATTGTATACACCTTCAGCAACACCATCGACGATTGATGCAATGTCTTTTGTTGTTGCCAGTAGATTTCTTTTTAAAAAGCCTATCTCATTTTTCCAATAATTAGAAAAAGGATTGTTGGGTCTTTGATTTTCTAATTCCGCGAGTTTCTTTAAAAACGTCTCTACTAAGTCTTTATCATCTCCAGTACCTGTTTCGGGTCTCAGTTCACTTGAATATCCTTTGGTCTTAAAAATATCCATTACGCCAACAGTAGTACCGACAAAGGAGTTGGTATCAGATGTTACACCCCAAATAGTTTGGACGATAGGGTTATTGAAACCTAAAGTAGTTACTACGTCGATTGTAAAAACTCTATTATTATCATTCAAAAGCCATTCAAAATCGGATTCTTCAAAAGTTCCTCCTCTGTCTAACCATCCGTCAAAATCATAAGGATCTTTGGAAAACTGAATAGGTTTACCATCACGATCATTGTATTTCTTGAACTGGGCATTTGCGATATCACTAGAACCGTTAAAAACACCATACCAAATTTCAGGTGTAATTTCAGAATCATCTATTGGTCTGTATTTAGTGTCTTCAGATGAGGTTTGGACCCATTTTTCTAGTTCTTTATCTTTTTTTATGGTATCTCGTATTGTTTGAATAATACTCATGTAAATAATCCCATAACAATTGATATATTAGTTGGAATTCTTATTTCTTGTCCTTCTTCGACTTCTGATTCTGTTGGAATGAAATTAAAACCAGCAATAACCCACCAGAGAGTCTTGTCTCCAAAGAATTTGTCTGCTAACTTCCAAAAACGATCACCACTTTTCCAATAATACCTTTGATAAGGAACCGAGTTGTATTCTTTCTCGGTCAATCTGCGGAATTTTGGTGTTTGATATTGAGTTATCTCTTGAACACCTCTATCTTCAAAGATGTCTTCAGTTCTATACTGTTCGTTTTTATTTCTTATTTTGTTTCTTGTATTGTATCTTGACATTGTTATCTCCTAGAAAGGCCATCCTTCTGTGTTTGACTTATTATTTTCTTTAAACCCTCCCATTCTATCATGAAGAGGAGAAAAAGAGAAGTTTAAGGTTATTTCGCGAGGAACTTTTTCACCTCCTGAAGTTTCAGTACCTTTTGTTACGTCATAAGTAATTCCAAATGAAGTAATAAACCCTGGTAGTAGTTTACTTATCGATTTATCGCTCCTATCTTTCACGCTGGTTCCTCCGACCAAGATAGGGTCTATTTTGATAGCAAACATTGGAGGAGATTTTAGTATGTAAGGAGTGTTTCCTTGGGTATTTGTGTATTGACCATACATTCTAGCAGCCATAGCTTTAATGTCTTTAAAGAAGTTCCCATCTTGAGTAGTTGATTCTACCTTTAAAGAAAATGATATCTCTCTTGTTGTGCCTGAGTATGTCTTTATTGCATCAATTCTTCCGTATGTTGCCTCTGAATTTACATTTGCAGCAAAATTATCAGAAAAAGATTGAATGTCAGCATTAAACTCCAAATGACGATTTGTGGAATAAGAATAAATAAATACATCAACTTCTCCACCATCTAGAGTATTATAATAACTAGTTCCCATGATCTATCTCCTTTTATTGATCTACAACGTTACTGATGTAAGCGTCTAATTGTGTCCCATCTGATAAGACCAGTTTTAAGTTTCCAAATGAATTATTTACATTAACACTTGGATTGTAATTCTGCATTGGAGAAAAAGAACTTCCTGCTGTTGCTGTTGCTGTTTCTGCTATGTATCTTCCTCCGGATGCTATCGTTGCCATTGAATTCAACGTTGTCATTAATTGGATTTTATTATTCTCCCCAAGACCTTGTAATTCATCTGAAGCTTTCTTTATTCCTTCCGCAATTAGACTTATGTTTTCAAAAGCTCCTTGCATCATAGAACCTCCAAGCATGTTTAATTGCTCAAACATTGATGTGAGACCATTAGTCATAATATTTATTGCCTGTGCTGCTACCATCATAGTACTGACTATTAGAGCTAATATCAATACTGCTGGTCCTCCGACTGTCGCAGCTGAAGATAAGGCTGCAATCATAACTGACATCGCCAAACCGAACATCAAGATACCTACTGCTGCTGCTGGCGCAGCCTCTCCAAGTCCACCGAAAGATTTAACCAAAAAACCAACTCCATAAGCAGCAAGGCCGATAGCAAGTCCAATACCAATCGCTGCTAGCACTAAAACGCCTATTCCACCAGCAGCTTGCATAGCAGCGGTGCCAATTGTTCTTAGCGCCATTCCAAATCTCGTAGCTGCTGGAACTGCTTGGACGCTTGTTTTAGTAGCAGCATCTCCTGTTGAGCTAAGCCCAACTGCGAGTGTTTTCAACATCAATCCAAATGGAGATAATAAACCAAATAATAACTTGAAAGCACCTCCAACCATCAAAAGAACAGGTAGATAACCATTCGTAGCAGAATTCAGCTTTGCAAAAAAAGAAGCTAAAGTCCCTATTGCATCAATTGCAGAATTTAAAAATTTCATAAATCCTTTATTTGAAACAACCGATTGTATCATATTTGCAAACTTTTCTTGAATTGGTATAGTGGCTTTAACAGCATCAGAAAATTTCTTCTGTATATCAGCTTGTTTATTCATCTCTGTTTGAGATTCTCTATAAGCTCCGAGCGACATACCAAATATCTGGTTTGCTTTTGCCATGTCAGAGATACCAGCAGCATTTGCAATCGCTTTTTGAGTAAAACGATCCATTTGAGAGAATTGTTTTCCTGAAGCTTGAACTGATCTTATAATCTGTTCAATTCTCTTGTCTTCATCCATCATTAGCATTCTTGTTGCGGACATTTGTGATCCGAGAACAGCATTTAACTTTGCGGTTGTCTCAGCAGCATCACTAAATGTGTCAAATTTTGAAGCTATTCCAAGCAGTTCCGACATTTCAACACCAGAGTTTCTTGCAGCGGAAGCTAAATTTTTAAATATTTTAATTGATTTTGAACCCTGAGCGGCCAGAACAGAAGAAGCAGCAGAAAAGTCTTTTATCATCCTTTGAGATGAAAGACCGATATTGGTGCCAATCATCGCTAGTTCTTGTGTAAGTTTGGCAGCATGTTTATTGGAAACACCCATTGACTTTGTCATGATGTTCAAGGTTTGAGTAAATTCCTGACCTGAAACACCAAGTCTTTGAAAATCTGCACCCATAGCTCCAAGTTGCTTTATTGATTCGGAAGACATACTGTTCATTCCGATCAAGTTATCGTTGAAGGCTAATAATGATTGGGAAATGTTTTCGACAGATCTTCCCATTTCATAACCTTCTAGCTTAATGTCACTCAAAGTGTCTCTAAACTTTGTACCCGCACCTGTTGCAGCTGCTATCTTTGCTCCTGCGTTGTCAATTTGTAAAGCCAATCCAATATAAGATTCGATAAGAGAAGCGGCAAGGTTCTGCAATGAGAACATTTGTTTTGCTGACTTGACAAACTTTTTCATTTCTCCATCGTTGTTAAGAAGTTTTTTTCCAATGTCGGTATAATGTTTAACGGTTTTCAAAAGTCCTGAGTTTCCAAGACCGATCTTGGATGCAATTCCTCCGAGGATGTTGTCGTATTCTGATGTGTTTTCTTTGAGGTTGTCGGCTTTATCATCCAGTTCATCAAATTGCTTGTTAGCTATAGATAAGATTTTTTCAAAGTTTTTTATTTTTACATTAGTTTTTAAAAAAGTATCATCAGTTTCTTTAATACTTTTTAGTTTTTCTTTTTCTAGTTCTAAAAGCTTTGTTATTTTGTCTATTTGTAATTGTTTTTCTTCTCTAGCAATTTCTGCTTGTTTTATTTCTGCATCACGCATCATTCCAAATTGTTGCATGGTTTTAAGTTCAAGATTCATATCATCAATCTTTTCTTTTCTATTTCTTGCTTCTTTGGCTTGCCTTCTTAAGCGATCTTCTGCTAATAAATCCAAAGTCCTATCAAGTTCAACTTGTTCTTTTTTCTGTTCGGTGACTTCTTTTTCATTTTTTACATCATTTTCTGTCGACATCTATTAACCCTCGTCTTTAAAAGGCCAAGTGATTCCAGTTGTTGCTTCAAAGTTTCCAACGGCTTGGTCTAACAATTCTTTTGATTTTTGTGATTGAGGGTGATCTGCTCCATAACGAATGAAATGATCAAGATATTCTTTCTCGGCCATAATTGCTCGAGAATAGGCTTTAACGTCTTCAACCTCTCCTCGTATCACAAATTTCATTTTGGGGCCTTCTTCGTCTTCCTCGAGCCTTTGATGAGCCTTTAAGTCAGCAGTCATTGTAACATCTTCTCCATACATGTATTTTAAGAATGTTTTGTTCCAATCTGCAAATGCTCTCATCCAAGACTCGGTCAATAGTTTCTTTTTTGTAAAATCGATTTCCATAAGTAATTCCTCAGTTATTAATAAGTAGTTTAATGAAAAAAACCCGATTGTCATCGGGTCTTCTTTGATGCCTTTTCGGCGGCTTTGTTTTCTTCTTCGTATTGTTGAACCAGTCTTTCGTAAAACCAATTCCTCAATCCAACAGGTAAATTGTAAACTTCAGTAAAAGACCAACCACCATAATGTTTCATAAGAAATATTTGTTCGTACAATTGTTTAGAGTATTCACTGTTTAGGCCAAAAAAACTCCGCTCCAAGCGGAACCTCCAGTTCCTGACTATATTCACAGGACTTGCAGGTAAAATTGAACTTCAATTCAACATTTGGAGAAACTTCTCTATAGAATTTCTTTAAGGTCAAAGAATCTTTCAAAGGCATTAGATCTATAAATTGATTTAATTGCTCTCTATCGGTTACGCCATTTGCTGAAACGACCATGAGCTTGTATTGATCTGTTACCGCTGATTCGTTTTTCTTGCTTTTCTTTTGATCTGTTAACCTTTTGACCATAAGAGCTTCTTCTTTGGAGGTAAGTTGTTTTATCTCTAAAGTTATACCGGATTGTGGCAATTTCAATTCATGAAAACCATTTTCGTTTGTATCGTTTTCTATTCCGTAGTAAATTGATTTGTCATTTAGATCGTACGAAACGGATTGTTTTGTAAAACAAGAAGGACATACAATCTCTGTGTTGTATTCTGGTCCGTATCCTGTTATTCTGGAATCTATCAAGACAGCGTTCTTGTCTCCTATTAACAAAGAGTCTACGCTGATAGATTTATCAACAAGAATGTTATGCACAAACCTGTCAATAACAATTCCTTTCTTTATTAAAGATTCTGATGTAAGAATATCTTCATCTTTGGCTGTCATTTGATAAACTTCAATCACTTCTTGATCTTTTAGAGGATGCCCTTCGGGATATCCTTTTCCTTTTGATGGAAGATCAACAAACAATGTTGGTTTAACAAAGTTTAATAATGGGTTTTCGGCTGTTTGTTCTGCGGGCTTAACCGGAGGGCCCATTCTATCACTATTATTTCTACTCATTTATTCTCCTAATCGTTTACTGTAATAATTGTTTTTCTCTTTCTTGGTTTTCTTTTCTGTTTTCTTGTATTTACGCTTTTTTTGTACTTTTCTTCAGCTTCATCATTGTCAGCACTGAAGAAAGGAGATCCTGAATCTGTTGTCTCTGGTCTTGCTATATCATATGAAAGGGTAACACTGATCTCATTTAAGTCATCTGAATTGTAATCTCCACCACCAAAGTCTATCTCAGAAACTAAAATATTTTCTAAAATCCATTTTTCATTCGCATCAAATTCGCTTTGATATTGTTTTTCAATTTCAATTTTATTAATTTTACGACCATCTTCGGTGAAATTAGCTGTTATCCAAGCATCATCAAAACCATTGTCATAGAATCCATTGGTTCGCGAAATTATAAATCCTTCATTTTGTTGGTGATCGTCAAGTACGTTAGCGATGCCAAACCAAAACATTTGAGTTGACATATCTCTTTTTGTCATCCCTTCTTTCTGTGGGATCATAACATCGGCAAATGTTACTGTTATAGGTTGCCATTTAGCAGGTCCTGGCTTATAAACAACATTGCCTCCAAATCCTGTTTGTACTTCACTTTTTTCTTGAGATAATTTTGGAAACTGTGCTGTTTTTACCCACCAAATAATACCGCCAAAGTCTAAGAAAAACCTAAACTTTGGCAATATTCTAACGTTTGGATCTGTCCAAAATGACATTTAAACCTCTTTACTTTGAAGCGAAGAAAGATGCACCAGCTTTTTCACCAGTCTTAAAGTCGCAAGAAGCCCAGTCATACTTAAATGTTAAGGAAATCTCTCTCATGTCTTCAGAACTGTAATCAAAATCACCAAATTTGACATTAGTGATGAAAGCATTGTGAAGAGTCCATTCTTCAACTGTGTTTCCGTCTGCGTCTTGTGTTTCAATTCTAAGGTTTCCATTCGCGGTAACCAATGAAGATTTTGTAAATGTTCTAAATGCATTTGTCAAATCACCACCGTCTGGAATTTCATATCCTGCTTTACTAACTAGGTCAAGTGTTTTATGAACAACATCATTATCACCAGCTGGGTCAACTAATGTGACCTCAACATCTGACCATTTGATTTTTCCTGGAAAGTTGAACACATGGTCCGAAAACGAATGCTCAATCGAGGTAATCTCGTAGGATGGTGCTGTAACTGACTTAACGTACCAAGCAATCTCGTTGTCAAAAAGTCTGATTAAAAATCTATACTTTCTCTTCGGATCTGCCTCTGGTGAACTCCAAAATGTCATAATTTATTTCTCCTGTAAATTCTATTATTAAATAGTGTTGTGATTAGAATTCAACGCCAGATCTTGAGATAATAAAGTCAACAGCAATATATTCAATGGATCTAGCTGGCTTAATGTAAA